CAATGCTGCTAGTTCTTTGGTTCGCTTGGCTGCTACTGCCTCTGCTTGGCGCTGTTGGGCTGTGCGGCGAGCTGTACCTGCTGGAGACTTAGATCGCATTGAACCTGAAGCAATTGAGACACGCAAGGCCTCTGCTGCATCCATCTTGGCATCGTATTGGACTAACTTGCCGTTAGAGCCAGTTATGCCGCCGAATGATGTCAGGTAATCTAAACCTCGATAAAGTTTAACAACTGTGCCTACTGCTGTTGCAGCAGCGTTAGTGATGGCATTGATGCCCTTGGCAATATTGTCAATCGTCTTGGCTGCATCAGAAGCGCTTGAGCCACCGCCGAGTTTAGCAAAGGCATCTACCAAGCCCTTACCGATAGTCTCCTGAGCGTTGCCAGTTGCTACTGTCAAGACTTCCATCTTGTAAGCAGTTGTTGTCAGGTAGTCCTGAGCTGCGCCTGCTGAACGGGCAAGCATAATGCCTAGAATCTCATTGAATGACTTAGTTGTAATCTCTGCTCTAGTCAGGCCTGTGTTGTATTTAATCAAGCCTCTAGTAATACCTACATAACCCTTGCCTAAATCAGTTGCTACTGTCGCTAGGTCAATGCCACTTGCGCGGCTAATCTGAATAGCGTTGTTGAGAAGCTTTTGAGACTTGGTTAGTGATCCGGTTGTTGTCAGCAACGCTTGGAAGGCAGGGCGAAGTACATCGTCTGCAATGGCAGCGCTCTGCTCTAGTTCTGAGATAAAGGTTGAAACCTTAGCCTGAGAGAACGAAAGCCCTAGATTATCTACTGCGCTAGCAAGTCGATTAGCGGCAGCCTCGTCAGCTGCGAAAGCCTTAACTGCTGCCTTGCCATAAGCAACCATTGCGGCTGAGCCAAGAGTTAGCCCTAAATTTCGCCCTAACTTACTGACTGTCTTATCAAAGCGCTTGACGGCTTTATCAGCCTTGTTAATGCCTGTTGAGTCGAGTGTGGTGGCAATCCGAATCGCTAGATCTGTATTAGCCATTAGCTGTTACCCCTTGCTCTAAATGTCTTATTTCCTGCGCCTTTAGTCAAAACTACAACCCTGTTGTTAGAAGCCTGAATAGCCTTTACAACGGCTGCAGTAGTTCTGCCCTGATCCTCAGCCCATGCTCTAAACATGAGGCGACCCTTTGTCTTGCGAGTTCTGCGCCCCGGAGTGTTGCTTTGCTGTGAATCAACAAGTGGCGGAAGTGCATTAATGAACTGACGGCCAGCGTTAGGGTTAGCAGACTTATTGACATCTCTGCCGCCTTGCCAGCCGGTTGTGAACTTGCCGTTAATAAACTTCTTTTCGCGCTGAGATGCTGGTTGTCCTTGAGGGTTCTTGCGCCCTGCTGTCTCGTAGATTGCTCCGGCAGCAGACTTATTAAAGATAGATGCAAGTGATCTAAACCCACGCTTATTAGGCTTTGAAGGTGTTGTGCTGTAGCCAATGCCACGCTTTACTGTCGCGCTGTCAAAGGCGCGATAAGACCATTCTCCAACATCGTTACCCCAGCCGCTAAGCGGAGCTGATGAAGGAACGAAGCCTCTAGCGCGACTAACAACCTTGCGAAGGTGTCCAGCGATTTCCTTCTGGGTTTCCTTGGCTAGGTCAGGAGCGTATTGCTTGAGAGCCTTACGAAGCGCGACCGCGCCCTCTAGCTCTACTGGCATTATCTCGCTCCTTCGCTATGTCCTTAAGGACTTCTATATGTGCTTTGAAAGCCATTGCCGGAAGTTCAACAATGGATTGGAAGGGAACTCCGAACTCGTAACTCAATCGAGCTGCAAGATAGGTGATGGAGTTCCTATCCAGCCTTAAGCTAAAGGGTCAGACTCTAAGACCTCAACTGACTTGAGAGTCTCAAGGAATGATTCCCCGAAAGGCTTTACCACTTCACCTGAGCGGCGGATTGCTTCCCAGCATAGCCAGTACACATCCGATTGCTTCTGATCCTCTATAAGAGCTTTGTGAAAGCCCTTCTTGGCGTATTGCTCGAAGGCGTATTCAATAAGCGGAGTAATCTCATACTCTGTTACAGAATTGTCAGCCCTTGTAACCTTTAGCTTTGCCATGTTAGCCCTTGCTTTCTCTTACGCTGTTGTTACAGCGATTGTACCTGATACATTGAATGTAAGGCTCTGGGTAGCGATATCAGCAACTGAACCGTTGATGTCGGTTGTGTTGTTGATAAGGCAAGTCATTGAGTAAAGTGGGTTAGTAGCTGAGACTGCTGCAGATGACTGCTTAACTGTGATTGGAGCGTTAGTTCCCCATACAGTCTGAAGTGTCTGTAGAACTTCGCCTGTCGCTGTATCGTTCAAGAAGTCAATTGTGATTGATGATGCTTCGAGTCCCTTAACGAATTTGTGACCTGAGTCACCCATCGCTGTTACTTCGAGTTCATCGAATGAACGGTTGATTGTTACTGCTGTGACATGGTCTGAGAGATCTACTGCATTGACAGTTAGAACTACGCCATTGTTTAGAAATACTGCCATTTCAGTTATTCCTCATCTTTCTTGGTAGTTGGTTTTGGTGCTGGTGCTGCTGGTGGAACTTGACCGATTTTGATTAGAAAGTCGGCTTGCTCCTTTGTCCAATCGCTCATCGATTAGCTCCATTCCGTTAGGGTACTGATCTGTATTGTACAGCTCAGCAAATCTCCAGTAGGTAGGCTGAGAATCGCCGGAGCGCTCACAGTTCCTACATTGAACACAATGCTTGAGGCTTCCAAGAGTTGAAAGACTCGAACAATGTCATCCTCGATGCCTGCAAGGTTGCCTTGGTTATCCAAGAGGGGCACAAGGATTGAAAGAGTAAAGTTAGCCAGAGGCGCAATAGATGTGTAATCGTTATTGGTTGGCGTGATGTATGGATCAGCAGGGCTAATGATTACTGAGTTAGCAATAGGCGTTGCTGGTGGGTAGGAGAATACTGACCACTTGGTGTTATCAGTAAGAGCCGCAGCAATGCTAGAGCGTAGGGTGGTAATTGCTGGCATTAGCCCACCATTGAGTTAGGGCTGAGATATGGAGCAAGTAAGCCACGAACGCGAGCCATGAGCTGATTAGACATTGTGTAAGGGCTTGGAGCGAATCCATCGATGCTTACGCCTTGTCCGGTTGGAGCTTGACGAGCCTGCCAGATAGCAACGCTAATCATGAGGCTTGCTTCTTGGATTGCAGGAATAGTTGTGTAATCCACATAGGTATCTGCTGCGACTGTGCCGTAAGGATTGATTGGGTGAAAGACCGCTGGAGTGTTGTTGTTGCCAGTAATGGCGTAACTAATCTGCTTCTCGCCTACGCCTGTGATTGTCTTATTGCCGTTGTGCTTAGATCCGCAGCCTGTGATATTTACAGTCTGGCCTACATAGAACACATCTTGCACATAGTCATTGAAGTAAGAAGTGCCTGTGTTAGCTGTGTTGCTGTGTCCAATAATCGGAGTCGTGTTAGTCCATAGAAAAGGCAACATGACATTATCAGCAGCATCGCAGACGGACTGCAATACGGAATCGGCGTAAAGAGTTCCGATACCTAATGCTGTGCGAAGTTCTGCAACTGTTGTGATGCTCATTGTTATCCTTTCTAAAGACTAGAGGGAGCTGCAAGGGCTCTGGCAGCCCCCTCTAGCGACTTAGGGTATTGCTAGATTATGTTAGATTAAATTTTCTAACGCCCTTGCCACTTTTCGCAAGGTAAATTGCTAGATATCCATATAGGTTGATTTCAATCTCGCCTGATGTAAGAACATTTACACGGAGCTGTGTTGTTGGTGACTCCCATGTGTAAACAGATGCTGGAGCAACCAAGAACGCTGAGTTATCAACGATGCCTGAAGCAGCGATGTTGTGATCAACGATAAGGTCTGTACCAAGTACGCCACCAACAACGCTTGTAGCAACTGCGTTGCCTGATGCGTTCTGTGTTGCGCCTTGTGCTGAGTAGAGTGCGCGACCTGTTGAGTCTGCGTATCCTGCGATAGCAGCCCACTGATCTGTTGA